CTTTTCCCCGGTTAGGTCACTTTACTTGGGAAGATCGACTAGTGAACCAAAACCTGATCAACAAACTTACTACAACCAATAATCACAATTTGGAGAGATTCAAATGGTAGACGCAATCGAAGAAACACTACAATTCGACGAAAACGCAGCTGTGGATAAGAGCGACTTTGCCGCCGTCCCTATTCACTTCCGTCCTGGCGAAGGGAAAGAGAAGAAGTTCAAGCTTGTCATTCCTAATATCGAGCCCCCTCTCGGCTTTTATGTCGTTAGAGGGGTCTCCGCTGAGACAATTGAACTCGAGGCCGTTGAAGGGCCTGGAGAACGTGAGGAAACCAAACCTGAGGAAATTGATGATGTAATCGAACAAAAGGATGTTGACGAAACCGAGGTCGAAGAAGCACAAGCGGAAGCTACTGCTATCAACGAAGACCTAGATTCGGACACAGCTAGCGCTGAAATGGTACCTGACGAAGAGACGGTACAAGATGAGCGCGACGAGGTCGATTACCCGCACGAAATGGAGAACGGCGATTCTATTGCCGGATTCCTCGTAGCACGAACAGATGACACGCAACCCCCAGTGATTGTGGTCAGACCTGAGTACGGCGAGCCAGCTGTTGATGCTATTAAACGTGTGAGCAAATCTCACCCCGATCACAAGACTGCAAGTCTTGATGAAGCTACTGCCAAACTAGGACATAGTCCTTTGACCACAAGCGATAACTGAGGTTCTCAATTGATCGTGCATATCAGGTTTGTTATGGTGGACACCAAAAGCATGGATGAAGGGTTATGTCTAATTCCTTCTCCATTAATGGGTGAGACGTGTTATCATGCCTAAAGATAACGGTTCTGACGCAGTGCGTGAAAAGGAACTCTCCGATAAGGAAGAGTCCACCTTTGAGCGACGACTAGCAAACTCACCTCTGACTAATATACTACTAGCCGAAGGAGCAACGCTCATTAAGAACAATGACATGCCCCGCAAACAGATGCAGCAATTGTATCGATCGCAGAAACGGCTACACTACGGATCAGATGAAGAGTATTCTACTCTCATGGGGCAGGTCTTGAAGAAGAACCCGCCTATGAACCGACAAATTAACGCTCTTGCTAAAGAGGCGATAGCTCACGCACCGCCTGTTATTAGCGAATATTGGCAAGCAGAATTCGAAGACATTGATACCCCCCGTGGTTCAATGGATGCTGAGAAGTTCGGAGGCCGTTTGGCCCCTTACATATGGAAAGAGAAACAGGAATCTTCCTGGGACTCAACCATCGAAGACGAATTTGTTGAAGCCGTCAAGAAGGTTTGTAACCAGCTCGACGACTCGTGGGGTGCTCAAAGCACACCATTGTCCGACTTTATGACATGGAAGGCCCAGTTCACTAGCGGTGCTAACAGCGGAGATCCGTTGTTTGAATCACTCACTAAGGAGCAGTGGTCTAATCAATACATCCCGGCATTGATGCCTTATGCGAGGCAGATCGCCGCCGGAAACTTTGAACTCGACGAGAACGAATGGACTCGCGGTTGGTACGTCCTTTTCGGCCGAACCCCGTACCGTCCTGTTCACGGTGTCAGCATGCTACACAAGATGGTAGGAGCAAAGCTGAACTATGACCTTTCCAATGGCCTAGGCCTAGGTAAGGCAAAGCACATCGCTTGGATGCCTCTTGACATGATGTTAGAACGCACCGCTGAAGCGATGACCAACGTCGAATCTACTATACATGAAGACTTTAAATGGTTTGACTCTTTCGTGAGTCCAGAACTTAACAAAGCAGTACTCAAAGGCTACCAAGAGAGCCGGTTATTGGCTAGAGATCCCGAGAATCGAAACATTCTCGAGTTCCTACTTACCGAACTCACTACGCCTACATACATCCGTACGTCGCCTCATACTTTGCTAAAGATGAAGGCTGGACTGTACTCAGGTACGCCTGTAACGCAGCTCCACGGATCGATTGTTCATAGTGCATACCTTGAAGTTCTACGTGAGAATCACGGCCTAAACATTACTGACTATTTTGTGTTGTCTGACGACGGCATGTGCACTTTTGATGGAACAAAGACTCAAGCACAAGCCGCTGTGGATCAGATTATGATCCCATATGCTGACAAGATCGGAATGAAACTCAACCCAAAGAAGAGTTACGTTGCTGATATCACAGAAAAGAAGATAATGTATGAAGGCGGAGAGAAATTAATCCGACACGACGTGGGCCCATTCCTACAGAAGTTCCCGCAGATTGATCCTGACTTAGCGTTCGGAAACGTACCTCGTCTCATTCGTTCAACGAAAGGGCGCGAGCGCGATTTCGAGCGTGACCAGTTTGATCAACTGTACATGTTACTTCCTGGCCTACGCCGTTCAGAGCGTGGAGACAGAGCGCAAATGGCCTCCTGGGTACAAGACTTCTTCCGTACCCTGGAAGTGCTAGCACAAATCAGGCCTGGTTATCCTAGAGTTCGTAAGATCATACAGACGTACACCAAGATATACCCAGGATTCTGGAAGAAATTTGATACACTAGTTGAAGCTGCAGAGGCCACGGGTGGAAAGCTGTTCGACACAGCCACCAAGCGTGACGGCGGAGCAAGCGACAAGGGGACGACCCGATGGCTCGTTACCTACCTCAAAGAAGCAAGGAGCAAAGGCTCCTTCCCTCCGATTCCGGAGAGGTAAGTATCGCATGGGGTTAATCAAGTTTCATAATGATAGTCTTAATCTTAGTGGAAAGACTATATGCAGTGTACGTTAACACTCTAGCATAATCTATTACTCACCAGTCG